TCATGTAAACAATAGCTACTTAATAGTTATAGTAGAAGAAAAGTTATCTAATGCGCTTAGTTTTCAATATCTTCCTCATATTAGCAAAAAGATTAAAGCTACTCCAGAATATATATTCCATAACGTAAGACAGTTAATGCAAGAATATAGTAATCTTCAATTCTTATTTGTTGATGGAAGAACCGAAATGAAAAAATCAATAGAAGGAATTTTATCATCAAATTGTTTTTATAAAAAAGTAGATTTACAACTAGCATATGATATGAAATTATTATGATATATTGTCCAGATAAATACTTAAGAGAAATTAAAGATGTTAATTCTGAATTAGCACAACTCAAGGGTTATCTTAACGATAAAGAAGCTAAAATTAGTTTAGCTAAATTTTTAAGAGCTAATATTGGTTTTACAACAGAATTAATTAGTGGAGTTAAGCTCGCTCCTTATCAAGAAATTCATCTTAAAGCATTAATGAATAGAAACTTTAATATGTGCGTGTTTGGTCGTGGCTGCGGTAAATCATTTATGGCAGCAGTATTTTGTTTTCTTCAATGCGTATTTGAACCTAACACAAAAATTCTTATTGCTGGCCCAACCTTTAGAACTGCGCGTTTTATTTTTAATAATCTAGAAAAAATTGTAGATAGTAAAGGCGCAGAATTACTCTCTCAATGTTTCGGAGCAAAGGCAAAAAGAAATGACCAATTTGAATGGCAAATTAATGGTGGTAGTATTGTAGCTATTCCTCTTAATGGTGAAAAAATTCGAGGTTTTCGCGCGAATATCCTTGTGCTTGATGAGTTTCTTCTGCTTCCCGAAGAAATTATTAAAAACGTATTAATGCCATTTTTAGTAGCTCCACAAAACATAAAAGAAAGAATGCAGATCAGGGAAATGGAAGATAAACTTATACTAGAAGGCCTTATGAAAGAAGAAGATAGAGCTGTTTTTGAAAATACAAGTAAAATGGTAGCCCTATCTTCAGCAAGTTATACATTTGAAAATCTTTATAAAACATATTTAGAATGGTCAGAGAAAATTACTTCTAAAGAAGAAACTGAAGCGACTTATTTTGTTAGTCAAATGAGTTATGAAGCTCTTCCAGAAGAAATGATCGATAAAACAATTATCGAAGAAGCTCAAGCTGGGGGATCTAGTCATAGCAGTTTCCTTCGAGAATACTGCGCTCGATTTACAGACGGTAGTGATAGTTATTTTAATGCAAAAAAGATGGAAGAATGTACATTGAAAACTGGAGAAAGTCCTCATACTCTTTTGAAAGGCGATCCAAATAAAAAATATATTTTAGGAATCGATCCTAATATGAGCGATAGTCCAAATGCAGATTATTTTGCTATGGCAGTTTTAGAATATGATGATGAAACTAAAAATGGGACTTTAGTGCATACTTATGCTGGTTTAGGAAACCTTAAAAATCACGTGGCTTATTTATATTATATATTAAATAATTTTAATATTGTATTCATGATTCTTGATAACGCAGGAGCAGATGTATTTCTTGCTGCTTGTAATGAATCTGAACTATTTAAAAAACAAAAATTAGAAATTAAAACTTTTGAATTTGATAGTGATCTAGAAGGCGTAGATTATGATATAATGGTTAAGAACGCAAAAAGAAAATACAATATCGAAGATAAAAGAATAGCCTTCAATCAAGTATTCACAAGTACATTTATTCGTAAAGCTAACGAGTACTTACAAGCATGTATTGATTATAAGAGAATATGGTTTGCAAGTAAAACCGCAGCGAATGAATCATTTTTTAATTCAGTTGTTAATAAAGGTGCGCCAATAGATTTAATGAAATCAGAAGATAAAAAAGATTGGATGCTTTTGGACTTTATAGAAAATCAAGATGACTTTATATATCAAACCAAAAAACAATGTGCTATAGTAGAGCATTCTAGCACAAGCAGAGGGACTCAAACTTTTGATTTGCCTCAACATTTAAAAAGAAGCACTTCTGCGAATAAAGCGAGAAAAGACAATTATTCAGCATTTATGTTAGCAAATTGGGCTTTAAAGTGCTATAATGATATTATGCTACAGAAAGATGAGCCTCAAACAGCAACTTTTTCTCCTATTATGCTTGGATAATGTGTAATATTTAAAGTAAAATGGCTAAAAAAATTAAAAATAAATTAAAAATAACCAAAAATGAGGAAAGTCAACCTCTAATGGTAAGTCAAGCTTCCTCTTATGAAACAAAAGCTTCGACATATAACGGATCTGGTACTGCAGACTCTAGTCAAATGCGTAGAAATAGTGCAGCAGGAATTGTAAGAACTGACAGGTTTAAGAATATTGATGAGGGATTAATTCCTTTTAGATATTCCACTGGAGTAAAAAATGCATCCAATATGAACGTAAGGGATGCTGTTATTTTATGTCAAAAAGCCTATTATAATTTTGCTATATTTAGAAATACTATTGATTTGATGACTGAATTTTCTTGTAGCAATCTTTATTTTAAAGGTGGAAGTCAAAAAAGCAGAGATTTCTTTGATGCTTTATTTAAGAAAATAAATATTTATGATTTACAAGATAAGTTTTTTAGAGAATACTATCGTTCTGGTAATGTTTTCCTTTATAGATTTGATACAAAAGTTTCAGATTCAGATGTTAATAAAATTACTCAAGCATTTGGTTTAACATCTACCAAAGCGTCTGTTAATTTACCATCAAGATATTTAATATTAAATCCATCTGATATTCAAATTGGTGGAACTATTAATTTTTCTGTTGGAAGATTTTATAAAGTATTAAGCGATTATGAATTAGAAAGATTAAAAGCTCCAAAGACAGATGAAGATAAAGAGGTACTGAAAAGCCTTCCCCCAGAGACTCAAGAATTAATTAAGAAAAGAACCGTTGGAATTCTAACTCTACCATTAGAAAGAGAAAGACTTTGTGCTGTGTTTTATAAAAAACAAGATTACGAGCCATTTGCTGTGCCTATGGGTTTTCCAGTATTAGACGATATTAACTGGAAAGCTGAAATGAAAAAAATGGATATGGCAATAACTCGGACTATGCAACAAGCAATTCTTCTCGTTACAATGGGAACAGATCCAGATAAAGGTGGAGTTAATCAAAAGAATCTTGAAGCAATGCAAAATTTATTTGCAAATCAAAGCGTCGGCCGAGTTCTTATTGCAGACTATACAACGAAAGCTGAATTTGTTATTCCTGATATTGGAAATCTTATTGGGCCAGAAAAATATGAAGTAGTTGATAGAGATATTCAAATGGGATTGAATAATATTCTTATTGGCAATGAAAAATTTGCAAACACAAGTATTAAAGTTCAAGTATTTATCGAAAGACTAAAACAAGCTAGACAAACTTTCATAAATGAATTTATAATTCCAGAAGTTAGAAGAATAAGCAAAGATCTAGGCTTTAAGAATTTTCCAGTTCCAGAATTTGATGATATTGACCTCAAAGACGATGTTCAATATTCTAGAATTTATAATAGATTAATGGAGCTTGGCATCCTAACTCCAGAAGAAGGATTAAAAGCAATTGATACTGGAAGACTTCCGCAGCCAGAAGACGCATTAATTTCTCAAAAGAAATATAAGGAACTAAGAGACCAAGGACTCTATCAACCATTAATTGGTGGAGCAAAAATTGGCGCTGGAGAAGCTGGTAGACCAACTGGAACAACTGGTATTCCTCAATCTACTAAAAATGTTAAACCAATTGGTGAAGGCGGCCAATCCAAAGCTTCTGTACAAGAAAAATATAGTCTTTCAAAAGTAAAAGAAAATCTTATCTCTGCTCAAAAATTAGAAGAAGAGGTCGCATCATCTTTGAGAAAGAAGCATGGGATTAAAAAACTAAGCTTTGATCAAAAAGATGTTGCCAATCAAATTTCTAAATTAATCATCGCTAATGAATCTCCAGAAAATTGGAATTCTAAAATAGAAGATTATATAAATCAACCTTTTGATAAAAATCAAGAAGTTATTACAAACATAAATAATATAGCTTATGATCATCAACTAGACAGCTATCTAGCTAGCATTTTATATCACAGTAAGGTAAAGTGATATGCCAAATTTAATTCGTTTAAAACAATTAGACCAAACTGAGCTTTCTGGATACATAGGGGAAGTATCGATTTCTCAAAATTTTAATTATGTTTCAAGTGATTTTAATTATTACAGTGGGAATTTTAATATTTCAGAAAGATATTTAAATTTAGTGAATTACGCTTCTGGAATAACAGGAACTTTGCCAGCGATTAATAATGGATTAAGATATAATATTAAAAATATTGGAAGTGGAATATTAACTATAACAGGAGCAAATAATATAGATGGACTTGATTCAGCAGCTCTTCAAAAAAATGAGTCAGTCGAATTATTAGGTGTAAGTAATTTATATTATACAGGATGGGTAACCATCTTGAGTAATCCAGGAATATAAAATGAACTTTTTAAATTTAATTAAATCTTCAGATACTGATTTTTGTACAATTCGAGCTACAGAAGATTCTACTTTAAATGGAATTAATTTATTAAATAAATATAACTCTCTATCTCTGAATCTTTCAAACTCGAATAGATTTACTATATATTTAGAACCAGGAATTTATGATTTAAGAACATCTTCATTAATTTTAAATAAAAGTTTTATAGATATAGTTGGATTACATCCTACTAATAAAAGCGTAATAACAGCAAACATATCTACGCCTTCCAATGGAACAGTGAATCAATTAGTAGATAATGTCAAATTAGTAAATTTAAATATTATAAACTCAAATTCTAATTATGTTTATCCTTACCTCGCTTTTAGTAGTATTTTAAGTGAATTTGAATTAACTTTTTATCAAAATTTAATAGACACAGTTCCATCTTGTTATTTTAGAAATATACCAAATGGTCAAAGTCTGGGTAACACTTATTTAAATAACATCGATTTTACAAGTAATAACGTTTCTATTTTAACGATGAGAGGTGGAACTGAATATAACGGAACATATATAGATTGTCAAGCTGGAAATTATTCTTTTGGATTCAAAGGGAAAGCTAATGGAACTTATATAAATTGCAAAGCTGGATTCTTAAGCTTTGGAAGTCTTGGTAGTGAAGTAAATGGATATTTTGAAAATTGTACAGCTGTAGGCGAATCATTTGGAGCCTATGCGACATATATTGCTGGAATATTTAAAAATTGTACGTCTCAAAATAATAGCTTTGGAGCAGAATCTCCTCAAAATCTAGGACAATATACAAATTGTAAAACTGAATTAATTTAAAATGAGTGATAGTAATTTTCTTATATATAAAACAGATACGGATATAGCTTCTATTCATAGATCTGGAGAAATAGGATCTTTAATGTTGAGTGGGTTGGACGAATTGCAAATTAATTCATATTTAAGTATAAAAGCTTTAGAAAATGATATTCTAAATGTTGATTTAAATAAGCAATCAGCTATAATTGGTAATAATAAATTTATTTTTTCATTTAGTAAGAGCGGAGAAGGAGCAAGGGCCTCTGTTTATCAAATAGAGAGTGGAAAATCTTTAGATCTTTCTTTAGGAAATCAATTCTCCGATGAAAACTCTCTAGTAGAAGATTTTTTTGATCTAAGTTATAGAACTGGAAATCTAAATTTAGATGTAGGAGTTAATATATCTAGAAATCTTAAAGTTTCTGGAACTGGTACTTTTAATGCTGTAGATTTAAATAACATTGATAATCTTTCTCTTTCTGGAGTAGACGTAAGTATAAAAAACGCAAATGTTGGCCTAACAAATAGTACTATTAATTTCAGTGGAAATAATATAAACTTTGAAAATGAAAATAATATAAACTTAGCATATCAATTTCCAGCTTGGACAGGAATAAGAAGATATCCACCTTTAGATTTATTATCTGCTACTTCTTCTAACGGCGCTGTTGTAACTGGAGCAATAAACTATTTTCCTTTTTTAATAAAAAAGAAAGTTACAAACCCTATAGCTTGCGTTGAAATGGTGCAATATAACACATTTGATTCAAAAATTGTTATAGGCATATACTCTGGACATTATGGTTTAGAAAATGCAAAATTAATTACTTCTGGATCTATAACTGCAAATATTTCTAATACTGGAATTTATAGAACCACATTAAATGGAACTTTTAATCAAGGTCCATATATACTTGCTTCTATGTTAGAAACTGGAGCAGGATGTACTTTTAGAGTAGTAAATAGTAATGGATTTAGAGAGCATTTTGGGATAAGTACTGGATCTAGTATAATACATGGATTAAACTCAACACTTCTTACTAATGTCTTAGCTGAAACTGGAGCTTCTGTTTTGCCACAAAATATATCATCAGGAGCTACTTGGTATATAACCGCAGCGGGCAATTTCAGTCCGTTAACATTTTTAGAATATTAATTATTAGATTTAATATATTTTTTCTTTTATAATAATGTGTAATATACTATGAAAACTATGCTATCTAAAATATTTGGCTCAAATTGGAGATCTAGTTCATCTGGAGTAGCCACGGTTGTAGCAGTTTGTACGGCAATAGCAATTCATTCTGATCCTTCATTAGTAGCGTTTCTTCCAGATCACGCAGAAGTTTATATCACAGGAATTTCAAAATTAGTTGCAGTTGTGTCTGGTATTATTTTTGCATTAACAGTAAAAGATGCAGCAGTTACTGGTGGAAGAGTAGCTTCTACAGCCGAAGCAGAAGAAAGAATACATCCACATGGAGAAAATATATGAATAAATTACAATTAGCCGCAGTTGCTCTTTTGAGCGTATTTTTTGTTGGTTGTGCTACAACCAATACTGGAAAAGTTGATGTTGCAACAAGTGTTGAAAATACTCTTCCTTATGTTAAGCCAGCAGTAGTATTAGCTTGCACTGTTGTTCTCGATCAAGCAGTTTCTGGTAATGATAGAATTGAAAAAGCTAAGATGATTAACCATGTTGCAGCAATTGTAGAAGGATTAACAGCTGGAAATACTCCAACTCCAGAGCAACTTCAAAAAGCTCTTAATGATTATCTTCCAGCAGAAAAAACTCACTGGGCAAACTATGTCACTGTAATCAAAGATCTTTATGCTCAACAATTTGCTAGACTAAATGGAAATGGTGCTCTTGCAGTAAAGGTACTTAACGCTATTGCATCTGGATGTAAAGATGCTACAGCAAGTTACGTAGAGTAATCATGCCAACTGGAATACTCCAAGCATTACTTTCAGCAGTATCTGGAATATTCGCAGCAATAAACAATGTATTCGGCGCTAAGAATACAAAAGAAATGAAAGAGCGCCAAGAAGCTCAAAAAGAAGTTGATCATCAAAGTGGAATTGAAAATGCAGTAAAGGAAAAAGACCTTGAACAAGCTCGCAAGCATATTAGTTCTTAATTTTTTTCTTGTTGGATGTGTTACTGTGACACCAAATAAAATAGAAGATGATAAATCATCTTATGACGCAACTACTCCAAAGCAATATGATAAAGATAATGGTGGATTAATTTCTTTTGTTGGTGATGATGCGCTTATTACTCGTCAAGCGCGCGAACGATATAATAATTTAATTAAAATGTACAGAATTAAATTCAAAAAAGAAAAAGCAATTGATCTAACTGAAGATGCTGGAATAACTCCTTATAAAGATAATTTTGGCAATCAATTATTTCTTATTAGTAGCGAACATCTTGTTTATTTTGGTGTTATGAACTCTTGGCTAAAAGAAAAAGTACCTCAAGATAATATAGTAGATAAGACCATAGATAAAATAAATAATTAAAAAATAAAATGCCCTCTACGTTCTTTTTTAGTGATAGTCCTTCCACTGTAACAAGTACCGATGCAGTTATTACTTCATCCAGTTATGGCGGTAGAACTTCAACATTAACTAGTGTTCAGCTTGGCAATGAGGCAATAAGTATTGGATCACTTGCATTTCATAATTGTAGTTCTCTTGCGAGTATTACTATTCCAAATTCCGTAACGAGCATTCAAAACTCTGCATTTCTCTTTTGCGCTTCGCTCTCTAGTATAGATATTCCAAGTTCTGTAACAAGTATTGGAAGTGTTTTTGTTGGATGCACTTCTTTAATTTCGATTAATGTAAACGCATCAAACTTAAATTATACTTCTTCTAATGGAATACTTTTTAATAAAAATTTAACAACATTAATTTGTTATCCTGCTGGTAAAAGTGGAAATAATTATACTATTCCAGATTCTGTAACAAATATTGGAAGCTATGCATTTTATGGGTCTACTTTTCTCACGAGTATTACTATGCCAAATTCTATAACAAGTATTGGAATCCAATCGTTTACTAATTGCGCTTTGCTGTCTAGCATAAATATTCCAAATTCTATAACGAGCATTGGAAACTCTGCATTTTTTGGTTGCAGTTCACTCTTAAGCATTAATATCCCAAATCTTATAACAAGTATTGAAAATTCTGTATTTCAAAATTGCACTTTACTTACAAATATTACTATTCCAAGCTCTGTAAGAACTATTGGCTCGGGTGCATTTGTAGGCTGCGGTTTCGTCAGTATTAGCATTCCAAGCTCTGTAACAAGTATTGGAAATTCTCTATTTCTAAATTGTACTTCACTTACAAGTGTTACTATTCCAAATTCTATAACGAGCATTGGAAGCTCTACATTTTCTGGTTGTATTTCACTAGTAAGTATTACTATTCCAAGTTCTGTAACAAGTATTGGATCACTTGCATTTTTTAGTTGCACTTCTCTTACAAGTATTACTATTCCAAGTTCTATAACAAATATTGCAGATCAAGTATTCTACAACTGCAATTCCTTAAATAGAATAAATTTTCTTG